AACAAGCAGACGAGCTCGCAGCTACATTAGCGGATAATCTGAATAAGAAATTTAAAGGTACTGGTTTCAAAGCCGCATACTTTTTAGATAGCGATACAGATGCTCCTAGTGAAGTGAGAGGATGGGTTGGTTCAGGTTCATCAATGTTAGATCTTGCAATATCAAATAGACCCGAAGGAGGCTTTCCAGTAGGGCGTATAACAGAAATCACAGGCCTGGAAGCTTCAGGTAAATCTTTATTAGCGGCTCATGCATTAGCCAATACGCAGAAAAAAGGCGGAATGGCAGTGTATATTGATACAGAGAATGCAGTTAGTAGAGAATTTTTAGAAGCAATTGGATTGGACCTAGAAAAAATGTTATACGTTCCTCTGGATACAATTGAGGATATATTTGAAGCAATTGAAAACATAGTTGAGTCGATTAGAAAATCCAACAAAGATCGTTTGGTTACGATTGTAGTTGATTCTGTAATGGGTGCATCAACAAAAATTGAAATGGCAAAAGAATTTGATAAAGATGGTTATGCGACATCAAAAGCAATCATTCTATCAAAAGGTATGCGTAAGCTTACCAATATGTTAGGCCGTAACAAAATTTGTTTGATATTTACAAATCAGTTAAGAACTCGATTAGGAGTAGCATTTGGAGATCCGTATACTACCTCAGGTGGTAAAGCAATTCCATTTCATTCTTCAGTAAGGTTACGATTGAAATCGGTTGGACAGATTAAAGTTAAAAAGGACGGGGTTGATCAAGCCATCGGAATTAAAACTAGAGTCCAAGTGGTTAAAAACAGAATGGGTCCACCATTAAAGACAATTGATTATGATATCTATTTTGAATCAGGTATTGATAAC